CGACAGGGCGTTCCCATACACGTCATGCAGAGTGACGTAGTTGGTCCCGTCATTGGACCCCTTGATAGCGATACTGCCACCAGCGCCAGCCGTCCCGGTCACATGGACAGACCGATTGATTAGCGCCGGGCAGAACAGCGGAGTGCAGGTATCCGTGGTAGCCAAAGCCGCCCATTCGGTCGAAGGATTGATGACCGTATTATCTAAGTCCGTAACAGGCGGCGGGGTGTTCCCAAGGCTGTTACCAGGAGACGTGACCTTAGTTGGCACGCCCCAAGTAGCAATCAAAACTCGATTAGCCCCGACCTGAGACGGATAGACGATTGCGGGTAAGTGAGCCACAGACGGCATGGTGCCTCCTATTGAGTCAGGTTTCCGGCCTGACTCTGTTGCATCAAATCGGTCAGCGCGTTCGGCTGACTCGAATCAGTAGGTGAAGCCGCCAAGTCGCGGGCGGATTTGGCTTGCTGTGCGGCCTGCGCTTGCTGTGCGGCGGCGGCTTGAGCTTGCTGCCGTTGTTTGCGAATACCGTCCACCTGCTGCTGTGCGCGCATGATGGTCGGCGGAACGCTCACCTTGTCGCCATACTGGCGGGCCATTTCATCATGGTCCACCACGTCCAAGATTTCAGGAGTCACCTGCGCCTGACTTTGAATCCACGCGCTGTAATCCTTGATAGGCCCAAGCTCCGAAAGCTTCATGGCCTGGGCGAAGATTGAAGCAAACTCTACCGTGGTAGCCCGTCCCTTGAGACTAGGCGGCATCGGAGGAATCATCCCACGGTGCATCATGGCCCGCAGGACAAACTCAATCATGGGGATGAAGGCCGTCCGATTGGCCTTCTCAAGAACAGGGGAAAGCATCAAAAGCTTTTCCTCTTTCTTCTCCCCAACTTCTGCCGCCGTAATTGGCTGGACGCCGTTCTGCTCGTCCTGCTGCATCATCAGGAACAGGCCGTAGTGCCAGCCGTCACGGATACGGCCACGGATGCGGTCGGACCGTTCTTCCATCATCTGAATGTTCAGATTCACTTCATTGATGGGCCGCAGTCCCGGGTCGTTTGCGCGTTGGTCATAGGTCGTTAAGTCGCCAGCAAGGAGACTGACCCTCTGACCTTTCAGCGTCGGCGGACCCTGCAACGCCGGATTTATCATCTTCTCGGAAGCCTGACTTACTCGCTTCTCTTGCGCCTGGAGCTGACGCACATCACCAATAGTCCGCAGGCCGGGGCATTCCGTCCCGTAATCATCCTCGCCTGTTTTCTTCCAGATAAGCTCCATGACCGGCATCTGTAGCATCCCGCGCACGCGCAGGAAACGCCATTGCTCAGTCCCAGTAGCGGACGTGCTCACACCAGGAGCAGTCTGGTTCACCATCCCTCGCTCAAAGTAAACTTCAAGCCAAGGGAAACCGCGCGTGCCCGGAGCCTCTGGTTCGTATTCGTGGTTCGGTCGGACGTAATGCCCAACATAGAACCAATAGTCCTGTGTCTTTGCATCGTGAGCAGACCGCACAGCCTGGGAGAAATTATCCCAATTGTCGATTTCACCGTTGGCGTCTCTGTGACCAAACTCGTCTAAGAGTTGAGTCACAGTCATCGAGAACTCCCGATAGAACTTGTTGATATGCCCTTCGGGGTCATGATGAATAGAATAGGAGCCGATAGGTAGCGACTTGAAATTGGCGACCTCTTTTTCTGACTCGGCCATCCAAATCAATCCCGTTGCAAACACAGCGCCGTCCTCAAACAACAACGGCATTTCCTCGTAGAAGTTGGACCGATACAGCACCGACGCGAGACGCTGCGTGACCTCGTAATACCAAGCCTTGCCAGCCTGGTCGTCCTGCGCTTCCGTCTCCTGGTCCGTCAGTAAGAACCACAGGCGCGCAGGAGAACAGATACCGGATAGCATCCCGGCCACCAGCACGTCTTTGCACATCCCGCCAGTGTCGTCGATAATCTGTTGGTTCCGACGCCAGCCCTTGTTCACGTCCGAGGCCAAGAACCTAGGACGGCGGGGCGAGAAGTAACGCGCTAGCTCAGTCCACGTCTCAACATAGGATGAGCGGTCCATTTCCATCACCATCCGGTCCAACTCCACCTGCTGGCGAAGCCACAACACAGAGTCAAAACCGAAAGTCTTTAGAGCTACCGACTTGATTTTGCCCAGCGGCGTCGAAGGACCAATTCTCAAACCTTGAGAAGCCTTCTTTGCACTTCCGGCCACAATCTGCTCTCGGCCCATAGGCTGGACCGAGTTTTGCATCTTGGGCTTAGGAAAGGCGCGCCGCTGGGGCAAGACCATTGTCAGCCTCTACTTGATGACGCTGAACTTGCTATCCACAGTCTTACCGAGCACCACACTAGCGGTCACGGTATCGGGGTTGTTGGCGGTGATGCCCACATACAGATTGCCGTGGACAAAGGCATCCAAGTCCTTACGAACGGGCTGAACGCCCACCGTGCCAGCCGTAGCGGTAGCCACGGTAAAGGTGTAAATGACCGCAGACGAATTGCACATGGCCGTGCTAGTCGCGTCATACAGAGTCACCGTCGCGGTAGCCGAAGCACCGACAGCGGTATCCAGAACGATACTCTCCAGCCAGCCGCAATTAGCGGGCGACTGGCAAAGCAGCATGGGGGTATTGGTCAGCGCCGAAGCGTTGCCAAACACCTGACCACCATTGGCCGTGCTACCAACTTCCGAGTTGAGCGAGACCTGCGTGGGAAAACCAGCGGCCACTACCGACCCGACCAGACCGAGCGCCGCAACGAACGCGACCGCCCGCAGAACATTCTTCATCTTCATGGTGCCTCCTTGGACAGTAGCGCGGCCCCTCCATTGGCAGGCCCCGCTGGGCGTTAAAGCTTCCCTGCTTTCACAGCGCCTTGAGCGCCCTTGTTCTGGCCTTGCAGGGCCAGCAAGCTAGTTGGGGCCGTAGTGCTCAAGCCCTGCATAGTGTTACCCGCAGACTTCATCTGCATCCACGCGGCGTCCTGATGCGCCATATCTAAGTTTTGCGATTGAGTCTGCTGGAGATTTTGGTCAACGCCAGCGGCGGCTTGGGTCTGTGCCTCAGCAGCTTTCTTCGCTGCGTCCGCCTGCTGCTGGGACTGATAGTATTGAGCGCCCGCGCTGATAGCACCGACGATTGCTGATCCAATTGGCATCACGCCCTCCTGACCATCACCTTGTCCACGAACTGATAGCCCATCCGTTCTAACGATGAGGACCAGTCGTGAGCCGCAGGCACCATCCTCATAATTTGGTCTGCCCCGCCATCAAGCATCTGTTTGTCGCACCACAGCAAGAACTTGCCCGCACCCACCCCACGACACTCGGGGACCATATAGACCGTATCCTGGACTGCCATTTTGCAGGCAATGTGAGGATGCCTCGTCAGGGTAAAGACCGCGTAGCCGTCCAACCTGTCCGAGGCTACAGCGCGCGCTGTAAGAATCCACAGCAAGCCAGCTTGCTCCAAGGTCTCATACAGCGCGCGCTGTGGGTCGAAACTCCAAGGGATTGTATGTTCGGTGTGGTGGCGCTGGGCAAGCGGAAGTATCTCGTTCCACGCCCGCGCCAAGGTCTCCCGTTGGAATCTCATACCTAAAGGCTACCTTTACCTTTACACCTTGTCAATTAAAATAACGTGCCTCCCCGTTCCTGGAACGGGTCCACGTCCTCACCAAATCCAATCCCCCTACCGCGCGCGCTGTAGCCCGCTGGCCGCGCTGTAAGCGGGTCTGTATCATCTACCACGTCCGATACAACCTGCTGGACGCCGCCCGACCCTTCCGGCCCTTGCCCCGCAGCCGCACGCTCAGGCAACGCGAAGGTCAGCACGAATGCATCCCACTTGTCCGGCGACCGACCCAGGCGCTTTTTGATTTGCTCTTTTTCCTCAATCTGAATCTTACCCTGGTTGTTGATGGTGTAGGTTGCCGCCGCCGCTTCGCGCGGCAAATCCTCGTCGTCCGGCAAGCAGCCCCCAGCCTTGACCCATTGCGCGGCCAGCCAGTAAAGCTCCGCCCTTGTGTTGGCGTAGTGGTCTGAGTCCATAGCCTTGGATGCCATGTTCACCGGCAACGGCGTCACTCCAGCCAGGCGGCAGTAGTCCACAAACGCAGACGCCCATCCTCCTGTGTCGTCCACCATATCGACCTCAGACCCCCACTTGTTCTTCCCATACAAGAACCGCGCGGCCACAGTCGGTCCGTCCTGCTCACGTAGCACGATGAAGTTGAACGCCTGTTTGCCCTGACGCGGAGCCATCACCGTGCGGTCATCACCGAAGCGCGCCATATCCACGCCGATGCGTTTCTGCATCCAGGAGAACTCCCCCTCCCGCATAGACCGCTTCATGGCGTCCCGAACCTCTTGCTCACCCAACAGAGTGTTAAGACTGCTCTCTGGGAACTGCCCAAGCACATACACGCGCACCCAGGCATTGTCGCGGCCATACTTCTGGATGCTGTCCCTAGCCTCGTCTATGTTGACACGCGGGGACCGCTCCGGGTCGTCCGGGTCTCCGGTGATGCTGATACGCACAAACCGTTCGTCGTGCTCCGCCGTGAACAAGCAACTGTCCCGGCTCGTCGGGTTGCCTGACAGAAGGATGAGCCCATACTTAACCGAGGACATGGCCTGCTCGGCACGCTTGAGCAGGATGGGATGCATACCGCCGCACTCGTCCAGGATGATAGCCACAAAGTCAGAATGCAAACCAGACAGCGCCTCGCCCATCACGTCCGGCTGGGCTGACTGGGCAAACGACCTAGCGGAGATAAACCACTCCGCCTTATGTTTCACGTGGAACGCTCTCTCGGCGTTTATCTCAAACACAGACTTTAAGAACTCTGACCGCCCATACCACTTGTGAAGCTCGGCCCAAAGATTGTCTCGCAGGTTCTCCCGCGTATTGCTAAGGCAAGCCGCCTTGGGAAAGTTGACGCCATCTGAATGCAGGGACAGGAACCACCACAGAATCCACGCATCCACCGCCGACTTGCCAGGACCGGCGCAAGCTTTTAGAGCCACCCGATGAATACCCGGCCCGGCGCAAGATGACAGAGCCCGGACCTGCCACTTGTCGGGCTCGGCCCCGAAGTTGTCTCTGACGAAGGATACGGGGTCTGCGCGCCAACGTGCCACGCGCTCCGCTGCTGGGTCGTCCATTGGTTTGCTCACCGCC